AATTCCTTAGGGATATGTGCACAGTGTGGGCCTAAAGCGAGAGTGGAGGGCCCACAGAAACAGTTATTATGGAAAGATACATAGAATTTTTTAATGGATATAGGAATGCTTACGGTGTAGCTGACTTCAATCACCAGGATTCCAAAGTAGATTCTGAAACAGGTAAAAAGAAACCTGTCTACAGATGGAACTTCGAAGAACTTACTAACGAAATTTATCAGCAACATATAAAAGGTGAACTGTCTATTGGTATACAACCATGTACAGAAGACTCAGAAGTAAAATTTGGTGTCATAGATATAGATCCAAAAGACTACTCTAGTTTTAATAAAAAAGATTATATAGATATAATACAAAAATACGAATTACCTTTACTACCAGTAGAATCTAAAAGTGGTGGTCTGCATTTATTTTTATTTATGGATAAATTTACAGATGCATCACTAATCAAATCATTTTTAACAAACCTATTGTCTTTGTTTGGACTTAAACAAGATACAGAAATATTTCCAAAACAAACACAGCTAACAAAAGATAGTGAAACAGGTCAGTTACGACCAGGACAATTTATAAATCTACCTTACTTCGGCGAGGAGCGTAAAGCTTTAAACGTTGATGGTACAAAATTTACTTTGGACCAATTTATAAAAGTGATCAGTGCAAACCTGGTTACCAAAGAAAGACTGAAAGAAATTACAGAAGGGATCGAAAACAAAAGTATGGAAGGTGTTGACGAAGAATTTATAGAAGGTCCACCTTGTCTAGCAGCAATATCTAAAATAGCAAATCAAGAAAATTTTGATGGTAAAGATAGATTTATGTACAACTATCACGTCATGGTAAAGATGAAATATCCTGACAGTTGGGAACAGAAAGTTATGAATGCACCTGTAAAATATTTTTCAGGTATACATGCTAATGCATGGGATAAAAAATTTTTAGGACAAAAAGTAAAATCCTGGAACAGAAGTAGCAAGGGTTATACTTGTACTGAGAGTCCACTCAGTGAACATTGTAAGAAAGGTATTTGTGTTAAGAAAAAATTTGGAGTCTTGCGTGGAGCAAAAGGTTCTTACCCTGTATTAACTAATCTTAAAAAGATAGACTTAGATCCAGAACCAGAATATGAATTTGATGTAACAAAACCAGACGGTATCAGTACAGCTACAGTACACTGTAGAACTGTAGAACATTTAAATGATCAACGTAAAAGAAGAAATGCAATATCAAAAGCTGCAGGATTCTTTCCGCCATTGATCAAGGGTGAAGAAGAACAAGTTGTTATGGATGCACTATACACAACACAGAAAGTTGTACTACCACCTGTAGGTACATCACCAAAAGAAAAATTACATGACGTAGTACATGCAAAAATAAATGGACCCAAAGCTACAAGTGATGCCGCATTTAAAACTGGATCTGTATTGATTGAAGGTGACTATGCATACTTTAAATTTGAAAAGTTTTACGACAAACTAAAAGCAAAAAACTGGAAGTACAGCGAAGATAAAACAGGACGTATGATGCAGGTTACATATCAAGAATGTGAAATAGAATTCTTAGAACAAAAAAGATTTCCATCAAAAGAAGCAGGTAAATATAACTCATCAACAAAAAATATAATTCAAATTAATAGAAAGACGTTTGAGGAGGTGCCTATACACCACACTAAAACAAAACACAAGACGGATATACTATGATTAGTAGAAAATTATTCGGGCCTCCGGGAACGGGGAAGACAACCAAACTATTAAAATATGTTAAAACATTTTTAAAACTAGGTACACCTATAGATAAAATAGGATACTTTGCATTTACAACTAAAGCTGCAAACGAAGCAGTGGACAGAATGCTAGACTACCACACTGCATTTCAGAAAAAAGATCTTAAACATTTTAGAACACTACACTCATTAGCTTTTAATCAATTGGGTATGAAAAAAGCTCAGGTAATGCAGGATGAACACTACGAAGATATCGGTAGGATTCTTGGTATTGAGGTTACAGTTTACTCTGGTGGTGAAGAGACTACAGGTTTTATAAATTCTGATAGCGAATATTTTAATCTTATCAATGCAGCTAGGATAAAAAATATGAGCATCGAAGAAGAATACAATACGGATATGTATTCACAAGATATGGACAAACGATTATTACAAATTATTTCTGACGAAGTAGATAACTACAAGCGGTCGTATGGCCTGGTAGACTTTACAGATATGATTGAGAAGTTTATTGTGTCCGGATTGTGTCCAAAATATGATGTAGCTTTTATCGATGAAGCACAGGATTTGTCACCAATACAGTGGAAAATGTTCAATATTATCAAGGAAAATAGCAAATATGTTATACTAGCAGGTGATGATGATCAAGCAATTTATGGTTGGGCAGGCGCAGATGTAAAAAAATTTCAGCAAGAAGTTTCAAAGAAGGACATAATTTTGCCACAATCTTACAGGGTACCGCAACAGGTACAAAACATTGCAGACAAGATTTTAAATTTAATTCCAGACGACAGAAGAATAAAAAAGAATTGGAAAGCAAGAGAAGAAACAGGAACTGTAAACTATATTTATGATACAGCAGATGCACCACTGGACCAGGGAACATGGCTAGTACTAGCAAGATACAATGATAAATTAAACAGACTAAAACCTACACTAAAAGAACGTGGTATATACTTTGAATTTAAAGATCGTAA